CCGAATTACGCCATACGTACTGAGGCGGTATGCTTTTCGCGAATTATAAAAAATATACATTTAGCTAATGCTGTAACAACAGTATCACCTAAATGTATA